TGTATTTGATTAGCGACAACGACCATTACCAGCCGGAGATGATCAAGCCGCAGGATATGCATGATGTGGAGATTCTAGGGCGGTGTGAGATACGGATTGGGCGGGTTGTTTAACTGTAAAACCATTAATACATAAAGGCGGTTTTGAGATCGCTGAGAAATAAAACAGGGAGGTGGGGAATGAAAAAAATTAGCATTATTGCAATGGTAGCCGTCTTTGCCAGTGTGTTTTCGCTAACCGCCTTGGCGGAAGAAACGCCCGAAGAGCTTATGAATGAAGCCCGAGGGCTTGTTTCTATTGGTTTTGATATGTCGGAATACAGTTCTTCTTCCAGTAACAGCGATGTAGCTCAATGCATGGATATGATGCAGGAGCATCAACCCAGAGCTGAAGAGCTACGCTCACGGATTGCTTCGCTACCTTTCAGTGTTTCTAAATCAAACTTGGATATGGCCGCTATTGATTTACACCGCTGCTTATCCTGTGTGCCTGATGCTGTTTCCAGCTGTGAAGCTGCTGAAGCTTTAGTTGATACTGCTGAGCAATATTTGAATTGATTCTTTCGGGCTAGCGACAACGACCATTGCCAGCCGGAAATGATCAAGCCGTAGGATATGCATGATGTGGAGATTCTGGGGCGGTGTGAGATTCGGATTGGGCGGGTGGTTTGATTAGATTAATAGTATTTCTTTATTCCTATTTTATGAAAGTATTTTGACAGGATGAATAATATGGCAACCACACCTAAAGGTAAAAGAGACACAATTTCTCTAGACCTGTTAAAATTTGATCCAAAAAATCCACGGTTTGCTAGATACTTCGGCGATCATGAGCAGCCTGAAGAAGAAATCGTTGATCGCATGATTCGTCGTGAAAATATTTTAGAATTAATGGGGTCTATTTCCGAACAGGGATACTTTGATGGTGAGCAACTTTTAGTTACTCCTGATTCTGAGGGTAATTACATTGTTGTAGAAGGTAACAGAAGGCTATCTGCCCTTAAACTTCTAAATGGAGATATTGTTGCAAAGAAAAATAAAGCTTCAATTGACGAAGTTATAAGAGATGCGAAGCATAAGCCTAGTAAAGTGCCTTGTCTTATTTTCAAAGAAAGAAAAGACATATTAAGGTATTTAGGCTATAGGCACATAACTGGTGCAAAGCGGTGGGACCCTCTTTCAAAAGCTATGTACGTTAAAGAGCTAAGAGATACTTTTTACAATGATTTATCAATTCATGAGCAGTGTAGATTAATAGCTAAAGAAATAGGTAGTAGATCTGACTATGTTGCTCAGATATTGACAAGTCTTAGGATTTTGAGTGTGGCTCAAGATGAAGATTATTTTGGTCTTGCTGGTCTTAAAAGCGATGATATAGATTTTGGCGTTTTGACTACTTCTATTTCCTATAAAGGAATTACTGATTATTTAGGTTTGAAGAGTAGGCTTGATGTTGAGGCTGAAGGGTTAAATAAAGATAGCCTGAAGAATTTAATGTCTTGGATGTTTGTTCAAGATCAACTAGGTGAAACTATTCTGGGTGAATCGCGGAATTTAAGAAAGCTTGCAGCTATAACCGTAAAAGGAGGAGATGCGATAGAAATATTAAATAAAGAAAAAGATATTGATTTTGCATTTATGCATACAGAAGGTCCTTCGCAAGTGCTTAAAGACTTGCTGGAAACTGCGTTGAAAAGTATTGATCAAGCTTTTGATATTATTTCTAATGTTGATGATTTAGATAAAGATCATAGCTTTCTAATAAGTTCAATAGATGAAAAAACAGCTGCTCTAGCCTTTACTGTTTCACGAAGAAATAAAGGTTATTAAGGAGCTATCTATATGACTAATGCTTTAGGTGAATTGATAGTGGGCTATACTGAAGTGCCCAGCCAGACTCATACATATTTGTGGGCCGATTATGTGGAGTTGTTGTGTGTTATTAGTCAAGATAAATCATATAGTATAGGTCAACATGATGATTTGTCTGGAGAGTTTGAGGATGTCAGAGTGGACTTGGATGTCGGCTATGGAAGTGGGGATTTAAATTTTGACGACAAAATTAATATTAAATGGGCTGATATAAGTAAGGTTTTAAAGATCAGGAAAAAACAAATACCTGATTTTTGGCCCTTCTCTTTTGAAGATGATTTTTTAGAACTTGATCTAGAAGAAGGTAATAAAAGCCATCAAATGTATCTTTTTTTGTTGGTATGTTCTGCTTTAAAGTACTGCTCAAAAACAAAAATAAGTAATGTGACAGGCGCTTTTGAAGAGCTCGGCTACTTTGCTTTAAAAAAAATATTGCCTGGCTGGGAAGTTAAACCTTTTGGTGCTCATCAGCAAACAGGCTTAGGTTATGTTGGAACCCTCGGCAATAAAATGCATTCGCTAGCTAAGGATATTTATCCTCGGTATGTAGCTCCACTGTCTGACTTTGATCCACAAGATACAGGTGACGGTGGTTTGGATGTAGTAGCTTTTATGCCTCTTGGTGATGCTTTAGGCCACATCCCTGTTATATTTGCTCAATGTGGTTGTTCTCCCAAAGACTGGGAAAAAAAACAGCTAGAAGCAAGTCCTGCTTCGATGAATAGTATGATTACACCTCAGCACCCTGCGGCTAATTTTTATTTTATGCCGCATGATATGAGGAATATTAACGGTAAGTGGAATAGAGGTGTAAGGATCGGTGACGTTATTTTAATTGATCGCAAAAGAATTCTGAAACTACTGTCTGATGTAATTGATGATATTGAGATTCCAGAAGCTGGTAGGATCGCTCAGGAGCTTTGTAGCATGAGTGTTTCTTATTTCGAATGATTAGCTCCATATATCAGGCAGCGCCCGTGCCACCGATTCGAATAAAGGGGGGGGGACTGCATTGCCTACTACTTTGTAGCGCATGCTCATGCTGCCTGATTTGTGTTCTGGAAAAGCTAAGTCCTCAAACCCCTGCAACTTAGCTGCCTCACGATAGCTAAAACGACGCGCTGGTCCATCGTTTATGAAACGCCACACATTATGCTCGAGCTTCTCCAGTGGTGGGCTCATGGGATGAAGAGGCATGTGTCTTGGGTTAGCCACAATCGTTTTCGATTGTTCTGACCAATCGTTACGACGGTTTCTGGACAGATAATACCAGTGAAAATCTAGGTCGTAGAACTCTCCCTCTGGCCATTCAGGCATACCACCAATGGCATCATAAATCGTTGCTTTGGCAGGGCTGCCATTTACACCATGGGTTGGCTGCGGAAAGGCGTACTCGATACCAAAATCGTCTCTAATACCGACAATAAAAATTCTCTTACGCTCTTGGGCAACGCCAAAATCAGCTGAATTAAGCACTTGAAAGGAGACGTTGTAACCAGCTTCAGTGAAGACGCGTATTTGGTCTTGTAGTAGGTGGGCGTAATTCTTACGCACCATGCCAGATACGTTCTCAACAATGAAAGCTTTGGGCTTGATCTGCCTTAACGCACGAGCAAACTCAAGGTAGAGGGTATTAATTTGTCTGCCAGCATCACGCACACCGCCTTGGCTGAACCCTTGACATGGATAGCAGCCCACCAGTAACTCGGCATCAGGAAAATGTTCTATGTTGCTTATGCTTCCAAGGCGGTAATCAGTCTCTGGGTGGTTGTGCTCATATACTGCCTGCGCATAAGCCAGCACATCGTTGGCCATCAGCACATCAAAGCCAGCATTGATAATGCCAGCGTCTGAGCCTCCGCAACCTGAGAAAAGTGACACTGCTGTTGGCATGACGTCGTCCTAAACCTTGACTCCCTCACGGGATGATGGTGTTCATAAAGGGGTGCGATTCTAACGCTCTCGGCGTTGTAGTCATACACCCATTTCTTTATTGCACTGCGTTATTGCGTTATTTAACGCTATTTTAGTACTTGTTGAGCTACATGGCCACCTCCTTTCCCTTGGCCTATAGCGAGGTCTACGGCTAGTGCAGCTTAGCTGTCAGGGAGTTCTTTTTTAGGCATTTGTAGCCGCAAGCTCTATATCCCCTATCGGTTGCTGGTATTTTATACAGTATTATGCCTGTGGGAAGCGACAGGTAAACGCTAATATACGTCGCTGAATGTGGAGCTAGCACAGGGCATGGATTATGCGCGTAAATTACTTAGGGCCTGCGGTGATGGGGGTGGAGCACCCCGCGATAGCAGAGATGGACAAGCGGCGGTTTTCGCCTAGCTGTTTTCTGGTGGAAATCAGCGACGAGGCCCACCCAGGTGGGTTATGGATGGAAGGAGATGTGCTGGTGGTGGATGAAGCACGCTCTTTTGGCCATGCGGACCTGGTGGTGGCTGAGGTAGAAGGGGAATACCGGCTATTTAAATCTCATCGCGTGGGTAGCCGTTGCCGTTTGCTGCCTGCCAACGGTGGAGAGGGATGCTTTATCACGCCCAAGCAGTATAAGGGCGTGGTGGTTCGGCAAGCCAGGTGTTGGGCGGTGTAGGTAATAATCCAGCTAAACGATGCCTTCTTGCCTGATGCTGATACCGCTGAAAATGCGCGGCTGTTAGGCTAGCCTGAAACGAAAACCCCCGGCCATGTGGAGTGGCCGGGGGTTTTTGTTGTGCGTGGTTATGCGTTTTTACGTGCTTTGGCCAGTTCTGCCATGGCAACCCGCGAGAGGAAGCCGCTTCGCGTTTTATCCCCTGGGTGGCTGGCGACAAAATCGTCAATCTGTTTCACCAGTAGGTCTGGCAATGTGACGTTGATTTTGTGGCTTTTGCCCAGGTAGGGGGTTAGGTCGATATTGATCACGGCCCAGATCCAGCCTTCAAAATCGGGGTTATCCATGTGGTGTTCGATGGAGGTGGCTTCGGGAATCGGGTCGCCGTAGTCGACGGCGACTTCTAGCCAGCCTTCAATGGCTTCCTTCGCGTTGACCATCGCCTCTTCAAAGGTATCGCCTGCTGAATGGCAGCCGGGTAAATCGGGCACCGCCACGCCGTAGGCGTGTTGTTCGTCGCCGCGTTCAATTGCAATGGGAAACAACATGCGTTGATCTCCTGTTGTGGTGCGGGGCAGCAGTGGCCAGCCTCATAAGAGGCCGGCGCTTTTTCTGATTCCCTTTACTAGCCCTGTGTTCAAATCCTTTTTGGGATGTGGCACGGTCACTGTGCCTGGCTTAGTCGGGTGCCTGAAATGGTGGTGGCTGCCTTTGACTCTCACTAACTCCCAGCCATCCGCTTCCAGTTCCTTGATCAGTGCTCTGCTGTTCACCTCCTGCCCCTTAGTTGTTGAATATGGGGTTACTATAACCCCGATTAGTGGGCGTGTCAAAAATGATAACCCCAATAACTCTAGGCGTGTGTTTGATAATGGTGGCATAGGCTTTCTTTACCGTGTCTGCATTTTGATTTCGCAGGTGTAGCCGCTGTTGGTGAATTGGTGGGTGACTTCGTCAATGATCCACGGGGTGGCGTCGATCTCGGGTTTGTAGCCTTCGGCGATGACCGGGGTTTCGGGATAGATGTCGGCGCGGCCTTCGGCCAGCTCCAGGGTGAATTCGGCATGCTTTCTCTGCAGGCGTTTTAGTTCGGCGCTGGCGGCCTGTATGGCATCGCCTTCGGTGGCGTAGGTGTGGCGTAGGCGTTTGGCGTTCTCGCTGCTGCCGACGAGTATTTCTTTGCGTTCGGCTTCGTCGAGATCCGACCAGAAGGCAATCACGCCGGTGAACTCTTCTCTATCCGCTATCAGATAGCGGTGGGTGTCTCCCACACCACGCTTTAGGGTGATTGAGGGGATGGCGGTTCCCCCGGCCGTTACGCCACCGTTCATGGGCATGAACAGCAGTTGGCCATTTTTGGCCATGCATAGGGCGTCATAGCGTTCGGCCAGGCGGTTGAGAAAGTGGAGGTCTGACTCATCGGTTTGATCGATATGGTCAATGAAGACCCCCGCTAGCGAAGGCGCCACGGTTGCCCCCAGCCCTAGCCGCCCGGCCGCGCTGCCAACCACCTGTTGTAAGGTTTTTTTGTGGTAGCTTTCGCAGCGCTTGGCAGGATTGCTTTTGCGCAGGTTGGCACTGCGGGCGCGGATTGTGAGCACATCCGGCGCGCCGCTGTGCTCCACTTCATCCACGGTGAATAGGCCACGATCCACCAGGGCTTCACCTTCCCAGCCAAGTGCCACACTTAGCACTTTGCCACGCGGGGGAATGGCGAGGCGGCCGTCGTGGTCTTCTAATGTCAGGGTGAGTTCATCGGCAGTGGTGTCGCGCCGGTCGGTAATGGTGAGACTTTGCAGGCGGCCGGTGGCGGCCATACCACCGATTGAGTAGGCGGGGCGGCGGGCAGGAATCATGCTTACACCAACCTTGGCACGGCGCGTAGGGCCATGCCTGCTAGTGGTCCAAGCATAGCCAGGAGGTTACCGTTATCTTCTTCTACCCGGTGCAGCACCATATCAAAATCAATTTGCTGGGCGGCGCCGTCGCGCATCAACGCGACCTTGCGCTCCTTTAGGCTTTCCATCACAAAAAAGCCGTAGTTTTTGCCTGTGCCCTCGATCAGTGGCCAAGCGTGGCCTTGGCTGGCCATATCTCGCAACTGATCCAGGTGGGGTTGGCCGCCGGTGAACTGGGGGTGCAGGGTGCCGGTGAGGGTGACGGTGTCTTCCCCTGGGCCGAGAAACTGCCGGGCGGGCAGTAGGCCTACGCGGCCTTGTGCTTCCTGCCGCCACCGCGTCTGCCGTTGCAGCTCTTGATACGCGGCGGTATCGAGGGCGAAGACGAACATGCCGTAAACCATCATCATAGAGTCACCTTAATCAATATCGTGGAAGGCGCTGCGGCGTGATGCCTGGGCGCGGCGTTCGGCATCGCGCAGGGCGCGTTGTACTTCGGCGTTTACCAGCCGTGCTAGTGCTTGTTCATCCATACTGGGGGCGGCGTTGATTTCGATGTTGATGCCGCCGTTGATAACTAGGCCACTGCTGGGCTGGCTGGTGTGGCTTTGCAGTGGCGGCCGGGCGTCGATCTGTACGCCGCTGGTGTCGATGCGTAGCGGGTCGAATTGCGGGAGTTCTGGCCATTCGAAAGCCAGGGTGTCCAAGCTGGGCAGTTCGGGGTGCTGGATCTGTAACGCACCCAGGCTAGGTAAAGCGGGCAGCGTTGGCTGCTTGATGCGCATTGCATCCAGCATGGGTATTTCTGGCGTAGCCACCTCGCTTATCACGCGGGGTGTTTCTGGCAACGCGGGCAGCGTTGGCTGCTCAATGCGCAGTGCATCCAGTGTGGGTATCTCTGGCGTGGCCACCTCGCTGATCAAGCGGGGCATTTCCGGCACGTGGATCTCTAGCGCGCCTAGCTCGGGCAACGCGGGCAGCTCTGGCCGTTCGATGCGTAATGCATCCAGCGTGGGCGTTTCTGGCGTGGCCACCTCGCTTATCAAGCGGGGCATTTCCGGCACGCTAATCTCTAACGCGCTCAGCTCGGGCAACGCGGGCAGCTCTGGCCGTTCGATGTGTAGTGCATCCAGCGTGGGTATCTCTGGCGTGGCCACCTCGCTCATCAAGCGGGGTATTTCCGGCACATGGATTTCTAGCGCGCCCAGCTCGGGCAGCGTTGGCTGCTCGATGCGCAGTGCATCCAGCGTGGGTATCTCTGGTGTGGCCACTTCGCTATAGAGCGTGGGCAGTGCTGGCAACGTGGGCGGTTGGATCTGAAACGCGCCCAGGCTGGGTAATGCGGGCAGTGTTGGCTGCTCGATGCGTAGTGCATCCAACGTGGGTATTTCTGGCGTAGCCACCTCGCTATAGAGCGTAGGTATTTCTGGCAACGCGGGCTGCTGGATCTCTAACGCGCCCAGCTCGGGTAATGGGGGCAGCTCCGGCCGTTCGATTTGCAGTGCATCCAGCGTGGGTATCTCTGGCGTGGCCACCTCGCTATAGAGCGTGGGCAGTGCTGGCAACGTGGGCGGTTGGATCTGAAACGCGCCCAGGCTGGGTAATGCGGGCAGTGTTGGCTGCTCGATGCGTAGTGCATCCAACGTGGGTGTTTCTGGTGTGGCCACCTCGCTGTACAGGCGCGGCAGGTCGGGCGCGCTGATCTCTAACGCGTCTAGCTCGGGTAACGCGGGCAGCTCCGGCCGTTCGATGCGCAGTGCATCCAGCTTGGGCGTTTCTGGTGTGGCCACCTCGCTGTACAGGTGCGGCAGGTCGGGCGCGTGGATCTGTAACGCGCTCAGGCTGGGGAGTGGGGGCAGCTCCGGCCGTTCGATGCGTAGTGCATCCAACGTGGGCGTTTTGGGTGTCGCCACCTCGCTCATTAAGCGGGGCATTTGTGGCAGTTCTGGGCGCCGAATCTCTGGTGCGCTCAGCTCTGGCAGCGTGGGGTGCTCTACCTGCAGGGCTTGCAGCGTGGGCAGCTCGGGGCGCTCAATGTGGGCGTGAAGCCCCGGCAATTGCGGTAGTTCTGGCGGCGGTGCTTCTATCGCCACCGCCGGTGACGTTATCCCTGCACTTAGCATTAATCCCGCTGCAGCGTCGCGCATGCGGCTGGCGACGCTACGTACTTGTTTAACGGGGCTGTCGGCGTCGCTTTCAATGCCGTTGGCCAAGCCTTGGGAAATGTAGCCGCCAATGGTGGCAAACACGCGGCTGGGGGAATGGATATCCAACCAGCCGCGCACGGTATCGGTCACACCGCTGGCGAGATTGGCGGCGCTTTCGGTTGCGCGGCTGGCACCGTCGCGGATGCCTTGCCCCATTCCGGCCGCTGTGTCCCGGCCCCACTGCATGGCGCGGCTGGCACCATCGCCGATGGAATCCCAGGCGCTGGCCATCGCTTCTTGCACCCATCCGGCGATATTGGCCGCCATGCCCATGACCTGGTCGCGTAGTGCCCCGGCCATGCTGGCGATTCCGTTGATCATGCCTTCAACGATGTTGATGCCAAAGCCTTCAAACACGCGGCTTGGCGAGTGGATGCCGAGCACCTCTTTAAACCAGTTGGCCACGCTGTTGGCCATGCCGGTGACCCACTCGCGTAACGCGGTAAGCTTTGCTTCCATCCCGCTCAGCAGGCCATCGATAACAAAGCCGCCCAAGCTACGGAAGCCTTCGGGCACTGAAATGCCCAACAGGTCTAGCGCGCCGGTGAAGGCGCTGTGAATGAGCCCCAGCGGCGACCAGTTGATGAGCAAGCGGGCAACACCGCCCACCCCTTCATCGAACGCGGCTTTCACTTGCTGCCATAGGCCCACGAAAAACGCTTTGATGGGTTCCCAAAACTTGTAGATCAGGAAGGCGGCACCGGCGATGGCGGCAATGCCCCAGCCGATGGGGCCCATGGCAACTAATAGCCCTTTAAGCGCACCGGCTACCCAGGGGATGGCGGTTTTGGCTATCCAGCCTAGTGCGGTGCCCAAGCCACCAACCTTGATGCCGAGCGTGGTCATGGCGAATTTGGCGAACAGCAGCGGGGAGAGGATGCTGGCGAATGTCATGGTGACGGCACCGCCCACCGTGGCGAGCGCGATCATGCCTGCTGCGGCTTTGGCGATAGTGCCCGCGAGTTCGGGATTGGCTTTGATCCATTCGCCCACGCCGCGCGTGATGGCGGTGATGGTTTGTACCAGTTCACGCAAGGGGCCATCGTTGGTGTCTGTGATGCTGATGCCGACTTCTTCCCAGGCGCTGCGCAGGCTCTTGAGGTCGCCACCGAGGTTGTCTGCCATGACGCGGGCCATCTCGGCGTTTTCACCGGCGTTGGTTTGTAGGGCGTTTATTAGCTCATCCAAGTCACCGTCGGCCATCCCATTGACCAGCTCGGTCATGCCGGAACCGGCTTCGGCGCCAAAGATCTTGGAGAGCAGTGCTCGGCGTTCGACGTTGCCGAGATCCCGCGTGGCGTTGTTGATGTCGCGGAGGATGTCGGGCATATCGCGCATATTGCCGTTGGCATCTGACACCTGCAGACCCAGTTGCTCCATGGCATCGCGACCTGCCTTGGCGGGATCGGTCAGTCGGTTGGCCATGGCGCGCATGGCGGTACCGGCCATGCTGCCTTGAATGCCGATGTTGCCCATTAGGCCTGCCATGGCGGCGGCTTGTTCCATAGTGAGGTCGAGGTCTTCTGAGCCGCCCAGGTACTTCATGGTTTCGCCGAGCATTTCCAGATTGACGTTAGCGCGGCTGGCGGTACCGGAGAGAATATCCGCGACGCGGGCCATCGCGCCGTCGGCTTCCATATCGATTTTGAAGGTGCCCGCGATGTTGGAGGCGATATCCGCCGCGCGGGCTAGCTCGGTGTTGTTGGCCAGGGCGAGATCTAGCACATCGCGCATTGAGGCCTGAATGGCTTCCGCGCTCATCCCTGCTCGTAGCAAAAACTCTTGGCCGCCGCCGACTTCGGTGGCACTGAATGCGGTGGAGCCGCCCAGCTCGCGTGACTGTTCACGCAACGCTTGGTAGCGCTCATCGTCAGCACTAAAGCGGCCTACCGCTTGTAGGGTGCTCATCTGTTCGCCCCAGGCCACGCCGGGGGTAAGCAGGCGGCTAGCGGCGTAACCTTGCGCTATACCAGTGCCGAACATGCCCATACCCACGCCTTGGGCGCGGGCAACGTTGGCCATGCCATTTTGGTAGCGGTCGCGGGCTTGGGTTAAGCGGCGTTGCCGCTCGGCGACCTCGGTTAAGTGGCGCTTTTGTTCTTGTAGGGTGGTGTTTAGCCGATCCTCTTTTGTTCGCAGCTCTCGCGAACTTCGACCGAGGTTGTCGGTACTGATGCCTGCCTCATCTAACCGCGTTTTTAGCCCACGGATGCGCTCAGTTTGAGTGGCGTGGTTTCGAGTGAGCTTTTTTACCTCTTCGTCTGCGTTGCGGGTTCGGTTGCGGTATTCCCGCATTGCTCTGGCGGATCTGTCGAACTCGGTTTGCTGGCCATGCAAGCGCACACGAGCGCGCTCTAATGAAGCGCTTAGCTGGTCGCTGGGTTGTTTGGTATTGAGCATTTCACGTGCTAGCCGGTCGTACTCTCGGCGGGCAACCGTCAGGCCAGACTTGATGCTTGCATGGGCTTCGCGTTGGCGTTCCAGGGCTTGAGTGTATTGCTGATTACGGGCGCGGGCGTCACGCATTGCGCGTGTAGTGGTGCGTAACGCAGCGTTGGCTTTGCGGTAGCTGGTGAGATCGCTTTGGGTGCGCTGCAGTTCTTTGAGCCGGTCGCGGGTTTCGCGCATGGCTTGGCCGGTTTGGCCAGCGCCTTGGCGTATGCGCTTCAGAGGGCCGGTGACACGGTCCACGGCGTTAAGCATTACCTGCAGGCGTAGATTTTGTGCCATCGACCGTTCCTATCTGCTGCGTTGTTTGCCTTTAGGCTTGCTGCCTTCGTGGCGTTTGCGGGCGCGTTCGCGCCACTCCATTAGCTCTTCGAGTTCCATGTTGTCCATTGCGCTAGGCTCCCAATGGAACACCATGGCCAAGTCGGCCATGGCTTCTTCAACGAACTCGGCGAGCGCTATGCCTCGATTTCCTTGAACTTCTTGGGGGTTAAAAAACCGTTCAGCGCCGTGCCGAGTTGCACCAAATCTACGATGTCCATGGTTTTCAGTTCGGCTTCGGTGAGCGCGGGCGTGGTAATGCGGGGCATGACCTTGGTGAGTGCTGCGACGTCCAGGTTCATGATGTCTACCAATGAGACGCCGCGCATACCGCCGGACATTGGCTTACGCACGGTGATTTCGGTCACAGTGTTTTTACCACGTTGCAGTGGGGTTTCCAGCTCGACCACTTCGGTGGGCACACCTGGGGCGGTGGCGGTTTGTGCGGCGGGGGCTTCGATCTGATTTTCAGTCTGTTGGGTCATGGTGATGTCCTATTCAAGAAAAGGGGTAAGGCCGCCGGGGCGGCCGTGGGGTGGGGGCTAAACGCCCAGGGCGGCGCGGCGCTCTGCCAAGCGATCCACACCGCGTACTTTGAAGACGTAGCCGGGAACGTCGCGCTCGATCACGTCTTCACCGTCAATGGTGAGTTTGAAATAGGTCAGGGTGGTGGTGATGCTGATCTGGTTGTTATCCCCCTTGCTTGCGTCGCCCATTTCGATAGTTTTGTGACGACCGCGCATGACGATCTCGACAGGAATGATGTTGCCGTCTTCGTCGGATTCGTAAGAGCCGGTCAGTCGCAGGAGTGAGGCATCGTGGATGGGCGAGCCGTAGTGATCGAACAGGCCGTCAACGGTCATACCGCCGAGCTTCCATTCGAATTCCTGCAGTTCGTTGCCCTGGTCGACTTCGATAGGGCCTTCCATACCACCCCCTTCGTACTCGACCATGCGGCGCGCCATTGTTGGTAGGGTGAGTTCGGGGATCTGGCCTTGCCAGTTATTGCCATCGCCGAAAAGGTTAAAGTCTTTGAGAATATGCGGAATCATCTAGGGCTCCTGCTTAAAGCTGGCGATTGAAGGCAACGCTGTCTGGGGCGACGCGGTTGGCAAAGTCGATCAAATAGCGGTCGGAAATACGCTGGTTGAGGGTGAGGTTTTCCAGCGGCGGTACCGGCGTGTAGTCGTAGTCGATGTACAGCTTGCCGCTTTTGAGCGTTTCTTTGCTGTTGAGCTCTTCATCAAACCAAGCGGAGCCGCCGAGTAAGTAGCCCCGACGGGTCAGCTCGCGGAACTTGGCGTTGATGCCTTCGATGATGTCGCGCACAAGGGACGGGTGCATGGGCTTGTCGATGGCCCAGAGGTGCGCTTCAGCAATGGTATCGGCCAACACCTGGGCGGTGCGGGTGTAGGATTCAAAAGCAAACAATGGATCTTCTGAGCAAGTGCGCGAGCCCCAGAAGCGAAAGCCTGATTTGTTGATCAGGGTGGTGATGTCGGCTTCGTTCAAATAGCCCGCATCGGTAGCGCTGCTTTGCAGGTCCCAGGAGATGTCCTTGGTGATGCCGGTCACACCGTTTACCGGCATGTTGGACAGCGTTTTGTGCCAGCCAATGTCGTTATCCAGTTTGGCGCGGTGGCCAAGTGCCTTGGCGACGGCAGAGAGCGGGCGGGTTTGTTCAGCGCTGGTATCAAAGGCTTGCCAGTTAGGCCAGATGACCATGACTTCGCGCTGGCCGAAGTTTTCCCGGTACATGTTGGCTTCTTCCTTGGTCTCGCAGCCGTGGGCGGAGACGTAAGCGAATGCTCGGAGTTGTTGGGCGATACCGGCAAGTTCGCTCGCGACGCTTTCGTTATCCAGCTCCGGCACGCCGAGGATGCGGGGTTTGACGCCCAGGCGGGTTTCAGCGGCGGTGAGTGCTTGCATGCCGAGCTTTTTACCGGTGGCATCGACACCGCCGATAATATTCGCGGTGGTGGCGTCTTCGTCGGCACCTTCTTCCACACGCACAGCAATAATCAGCGGGCGGGTTTCGCTGACAATGGCAGCCAGGCTGCGGCGTAAGGTACCGCTTTCACCCGCTTGCCCCATGGCGGTGTAGGGGTCGGTGATAAGTACCGGCGTGTTCAGCGGGAAGGCGGTTTCATCGGCCAGTGGTGCGGTGGCCACCAAGCCAATCACGGCGGTAGATACGGTGCGGATCGGGCGGGTGCCCTGGTTGATTTCAACGACGTTCACGCCGTGTAAGCGGTCTGCCATGCTTGTCTCCTGCGCAGGTTCAAGCGGATAAAGGTTTCTGTCTCGAAAGAACCTTTATGCTGATCGGCTTACGCGCGGGAGGGTAGCGGCGGGCGTTGTGCGGGGAGTGGGGGACAGAAAGCTTAAGATACTGTGTTCAAAAATTTGACTAACCCTGATTTATCTTTAGTGTTTCCCAGCAAAATATAACTTAATGTTAAAAATGACGTGGCAAGGGGAACGTATGAAGTGCTTTAAAATTATCGGGTTATTGGCTGGATTGGCATTTTTGCACGGCTGTGCGGCGATACCCGAATCACATGATCTGGAATATGAACCGCAAGCCGATGTGGCGGCGTTGGAGGGGGCTTCCGAAGTGTCGGTGAATGTGGTGGTTACCGATGAGCGCGAAGACCAACGTCGTATTAGCCACAAAAAATATAGCTATGGCGGCTTTGCTATGGCGTCGATTTACAGCGAGGAGCCCGTAGAGAAGGAATTGCAATCGGCCATTGAGCAGGAGCTGATAGCTAGAGGGTTTGAAATCGGCAGCGGAGCGTCCTTAACTATCCAGAGTGATATCATAAAGCTGTACTCAAACTTGCACCTGATTGATACATTTTTCACGGGAAAAACAGTCGCCGATTCTACGATTCAGGTAGAGGTGGTGTCAGAGACAAACGATGTATTGTTCAGCCGAGAAATTTCGGTTAGCCCTGAGCATAAAGGGGTGATGTACATGTCTTCTTATAACCTAGCCAGACCCATTGAAATGGCAATGGAAGAAACGCTCGATGAGCTGTTCGATGATCCGCTGTTTATAGATGCTTTGCTAAGCAATAGCCACGCCAGTGGTATTAGGTAACGATAGCTCCAGCCCGAAAATGCTAAGCCCGCCAAATAGGCGGGCTTGGTCGTTCTGGGCTAGGCGGTGAGTTTAGGCGGCATCTGGTCGGAAGCGGTTGAGCTGTTCGATGGCTTGCTGGGCGGCGGCCTCTGCCGCTTCGATAGTCTCGGCACGTTGCACTGCCGCTTTCCCGCCCAGGCGGGCGCTGCGAATGGCCCCGAGTGCCTGCTCCCACTGCTCGGCGGTGGCCACAATCTCGGTGGCGGCGGCTTCGGCGCTCACTCCGAACATATCGATGTGATCCTGTACGCTCGATGGAATGGCGTTTTCGTCTTTGCCGCTTTCTATCCAAGCCACCGCTTCTTGTTTGGCGAGTAGGTACTCTTGGTCGATGTAGCTGCCGGGGCTGACGAAGGCGGCGCGGGCGTTGCCTGCGGCGGTGTCGATATTGGCGTTTAGTGATAAATGCAATTGGCTAACTACAATGCTCTTGGGGACACCAGCATCAAGTGCTTCTTGGGTGCTAAAACCAGTATATGTTTTGCCATCATGTGTAAATGTGTTCATGCGTATTTTCCATTTGAGAGAGGTTTTTAGTTAAATAATTTTAGTTACTGACTGCCCCTTTCTTGGCAATATAGGAATTTTCTCTTAATAGGAAAATATCTTCCAATGTTTTGTCACCGAATCCAGAGTAAGTTACTTGGTTGAGAGATAAAACTTTAGGGTCTAAAGTGTCAAAAATCTCTTCATTGTTTCCCTCATTGAGAATCTCTGTTTGGTACATCAAAACATTATAAATACCGCTGCGCGTAGTGAATAGACGAAAATCTTGCTGTTTGATAACGCAGCGGCTAAATTGAACGTTAAACATTGCTGCTTCGCTAGTGCCACCGCCCCGACTAAAGGTGCCACCAAATTCTGAATTGTAATTATTGCTAGTGGGATACGGGAATAGCCCCATCGCTTTTTGCGTATCTGTTATTTTCCCTGTTTCTAATACGATTGACTCGAATCGTATATCTACTCGCGTGCTGGCTTGTACAAATGATGCCTCTAGATTGACATTGTCCACACGTATATTTGGGGCTATTTTCAAAACTGCTCTACTACCGTAGTCTCTGCTGTAAATTAACAATGTTTTATCAGATGCTTCGTAGGGATTAAAGCCATCTTCTTTTCTAACTGTATGCACCTGTCCATTTTTTAACGAAATCTTTCCACTCGCACCGGAAGGGATTTCTTTAATCGCTCGGCCGATTGTTTTAAATGGAGTGGCTATACGGCCATTGTTATTGTCATCACCCTCCTCAGCATCAACGTGAAGTGAAAGCGACATCGTTGTGCGAATTTGATCAGGTACCGCTGTTAGTGCGGTAGTAACTTTATTATCAATCCCCTTCATCTTGTTAGCGACTTCACTTGTCAGGTTATTGGCGGCACCAACCAGGTTGGCAATTTGGTTTTCTAGGCTCATGGGTTACTCCACTGGGGTGGCTTGGATGGTGGCGGCGCCCTGATTAAAGGCGGCGGTGAGTTCAGTCAGGGCGGTGCTGAGCTGAGCTTCCAGCGCGGCGTGCTGGGTTTTGGTGGCCTTGGTACCGAGCTGCTCGGTGATGGTGGCGGCAAAGTTGGGGTTGTTGCCCAGCGCCTCGGCGATTTCGGCCAGGGTGTCGAGGGCTTCCGGGGCGGCACCGATTAGCGTTTGGATACGCTGGTCGACCTGCGTTGGCGTCATCACCTCGCTTTTATCGGCCTTGTTGCGCAACTTGCCGTCGATCACGCCCAGGGTGTGGGTGACGGCCTGGCGCAAGGCGCTCAGGTTATCGGTAAAGCTCATGGGGTTTCCTCCTGGGCGGCCATGGCACCGCCGTAATAGGTAAAGTCATCGCGTAGGGCGTTCATTAACGCGGCCACCTGCTGGGTCGCGCTTTGGTTTTCTTTTAGCTGTTCCACCAGCTCTTGCGGCAAGGTGCCCGGTGGGCCTTGTAGGCCGTGACTGATGACCTCAAAGCGTGGCGGTGCGGGTAGATGAACCGTGACCGAGCGCGCGGGCATTTGAACGGTGAGACGGCTAGCGTTAGCCATGGGCTGCCTCCGGATATACGCCGGGCAATAGTTGGAAGTGCCCGCGTAATAGGCTGAACACATCACCATTTGGAAACGTAATGCGCAGCTCGTAACGGGCGCCTGACCATTCGCGGGTGATCTTTCCGGCGGTTTGTTCGGGGCGGATATGCACGTTGATACCGCCTTGTTCCGGCGTTAGCTGAATGCCGTTATCGGTGTCAGCGCTGAGCAGCAGCGCCCCTTGTGCGCTGGCGACCACCAGGCGTGCCTCACAGCCGGTGAGGTCAACCGGCGTGGCGTTGGCATCGTCACTTCGCCACACCATACCGAACCGGTAGGTGGTGCCTTCAATGACGGTGAGGGTGGGCGCCTGGGTGCTCATGCGCGTTTCTCTAACTCTTGAACGCGAAAGAGGAGATCCACTTGGCGGGCCATGTTGGCCACGGTAGCGGCGGCAGTGGCGGTGTATTGCTCCCCCCAGGCCGCCAGGGAGAGATCCGCACCGGTGGTAACGATGGTGACGGAATCCGCTGGCAGGGCATCCAGGCGTAAATCGAACGCGAGCAGTAGCGGCACGTTGTTGGAGACATACGCCAGTGGCTGCTGATCAGACCAGATAGCCAGCAGAGTGCCGTCCTCTAACTGGAAACCCACTTCCCGTACCCAGAATTCAGGGCCATCGCCATCTACCACACCGGTGACGTGGAGTTGTCGATCCGCAAGCTTTTTGCCATCGGCAATGGCCACTCGGCGGCGTTGGTTGCCCAGTGAGGTATGAGTGGGTTTTGGGTCGCGAGCTTTATCGCCGAGCACGATATGGGTAATACGAGCTTGCAGGCCATCGCCTTCGGCGTTGAAGACGGCGTTCAGGCCCGCCAGGGTGAGCGTGGGTACTAGCGCTGTCATGTTGGGGTCTCCATTGAGTAACGGGCCAGCGCCGTAGCCTGACAGGTGCAGGCGACGCCGAGCGGGGTGGGTAACAGCCTCGCCTGGGCGTTGAGGTTGGCGGCATGGCGGGCAATGGCCAGCGCCTGTTGCACGGCGGTGACGGCGTCGCGGCTGGTGGCCTTGAGCGGGGCTTGTTCGGCATTGGCGCTGCGTCGGGTCGTAGCGGCGCTGCGTTGGGCACTGTTGATGGTGATGCCTGCGCTGGCCTTGAGTGGTGGCGTAACGGCGTTGG